ACCACGATAGAGAGCAACTGAAGGTGGCACATAAGTTTATTGCCCTGCTTCAGAGAGAGAACGCCCAGCTACACGGCGTTTTACGCTTGTTAGGTCAATTGGTTGATGATATGAATGCCAACTGCTCCTATGAAGTATTCGAAGTGCAGTGGAATAGCCTTACCGAGCAGGTCAAAAGGCTGTCAGGCTTTTTTGAGAGCCACCAGAAGGCACTCCAGTCGCTCCACGATGCTTGCCCTGAGGTTTGGGATGCCGATGAGGTAGATGATGAATCCTAGAGAACTGCCCTGCAACAGCCCCAGGCGTACACCTGGAGGACCAAAGAAATTTTTAGTAAGGGCTTGCCAAGGTGGGAAAAGCAAGACAATCCGCTACGGCGACCCCAAAATGACCATTAAGAAGAACAATCCAGAGCGTAGGCGTAGCTTCAGGGCTAGGCATGGGTGTGACAGCAAGCCACCCAGCAAGCTGACAGCGCGGTATTGGAGCTGCAAGAACTGGTGACGAGTACGGCTCCAAAGACGCGCCTAGATGGCCTAATTTGGCGTTTATAGCCCCGTGGCGAGGTTTTTATGTCAAAAATGAACGCGGATACCCCTAAAATTAGGCATCTCATACCAGATTATCTGTTTGGACAGAGAGGAATCTGTACTTATTGTGGCGATACGGCCAATTCAATAGACCATGTCATAGCGGTATCCTATTTTGATGACAGCATCGTAAGAAACGGTACGCTTAACTCTAAAGGGATAAGAACCTACTCATGCAAGGACTGCAATTGCGTTCTAAGTAGCAAGTATTTTGAAACATTCCGTGAAAGATGTGAGTACGTCAACAAGCGAATAGAACAAAGGTTTAAGAAAATCATAAACCTACCGCCGTGGTCGCCAGAAGAATTTGCGAAACTAGGTAAAAACATTAAGGCAAGTCTTGGCGAAAAATTAAATCTAAAAGCGGTTGTACTTGAAAGATTGCGATGGCAGAGTACAAAAGAGTTCCATGAGTATTGCCAAGAAGCACGCGACTACTTCAAAACCGAAGCGCAAATCGTCAGCAAAGAATGGATGCTCGAATACTTCACACCAGGTGAAGCCATCAGAATACACCATCAAATTCAAGGTTGAACCGCTAGATAACAAAGCCTGCTGTTGCCGGATCGGACGCTAGACTGCCGTTTATACACCCCTTATAGGGCTATTCTACACACCCCTTATAGGGCTATCGCTCCCGCGAAAGGCTAGGCTACCGTTTGGATGCCTGCGCTTCCGTTTGACGCTCCCGATACTTAGCCCAGCGGATTCCTACCGCCTTCTGATAGTGTTCCTTAGGTCGCACCTTCTGCGGACCCTTTACGCTCCCGCCCTTACGCCCAAGGCGTGAAAGATAAGCCTTTATTATTTGATCTTCTGTCATGTTTTATATGCTCCTTATAGGCTACGCTGCCGTTTGTTTAGGATGTCCTGGCGAGAGCCGGAATCCATCCTCCGTTCCCCTCCGTTACGAGGGGAAACGAGGAGGGACTATCAGTAAAGGTTGCAAGCCTCTTCGACATCTTGACGCACCACAATAAAGCCAGCGCGCCTACCTCCTAAAGACTTAAGCTCCTTATCTGCCTCTTCTTTGGTGTAGAGTTGCACTTCTAGCGTTTCAGAGTCTTTCAAGTCTGACCATTGTCCGAATACTGCTTCAGTTTGTATTTTCCATTTCATAGCGTGTCCTTTCTTTTCTGTTTGTTAGGCCATCTCTATCGAGTTTGACCTCTCCTCCCCTCAGTAACGAGGAGAGACGAGGGAAAACTATTTCCGTTTATTGCGTGGCCATACCAGCACCACGAACAAGGCGAGGAGGACACCGTGCAGCATCCCAAGGGAATAGAGTTGGGGATTCATTCGCCTACCTCCTTTTTTATTACTGCGGTCCATTCCATGCCTTCCCGAATTGCCCACCGGACCGCGCGAGCGTAGGACGTAAAGCGTGCCTGGAATTGTCCAGCTGAATTATAAACGGCGTAGGAGTGATTTGTCATTTTTTGATCTCCTTGTACTGGTAAACCTCCACGCTGTCGGTGTGTGCTACGCATTCCCAAGTCCCGCCGATTGCTTCCGATATTTGACGATAGCAGCCTTCGCCAATACCACCCTCAAAGTAAGAGAGCCAATTTTTACCAACCTCACGCAACCTTATCCCGTAAGGCTTGCTTTTGCATAAACCAGAAATGACCTTTTGGTCATATAGCTTATGCCGTAGGAATTGGTTGAATAAGTCAGCGATGACGGTAGAGCGTTTGCAATATCCGCAACCGCTGGCCTTTGCTGCTCCAACCAATCTCAATCCGTCCTTAGTTATGGCCTCACCAGTAGCGTGAGGATTCATCCCCCACATTCTGCTTTTCTTCCACTCGATTGTGATGGTGAGGGATTCCAGCTTGGGCTGTGCCTTTACTTCCTCAACCCTCTTCTGAAACTTAACCGCCTCACGGATTGCTTTCCGTGCTTCTGCCTTTTCTTTCCTTGTGTCGTTTTCTATCGTTGCTGTTGTCATAGTGTGTCGTTTCCTTTCGTTTTTGTTTCTTTTGTTCCAGCCTAACGGCCAGACCGAAACACACTCTTTCGAATGTGTTCGGGGTCTGATCGCCTAGGGTTTCAATATCTTGTAATTCTCACCGAATATCTCGACCAATTCTTCGTGATTCAGTCCGTAATCTTTTTCTGGATCTGCCTCGAATCTTCCGCAATCAGACTGAAAAGGATTAGTCACAAAGATTCCTCTATGAGTAAACCCACAAACGTGCGTGCAATGTCCATCTAAAGAATACAGACCAAACTCGTCAGCCTCTGCGTTGTCGTAGTCTTCTAGGTCTCCTCCTTGCTCTTCACAGATTTTCCTCAACTGGTCAAATGTTGGCTTATCGACTCGGACGCAGTCCCAGCCGTTCCAAGTTTCCCCAGCATAATAACCAACGAAGAACTCTGGGTCATCATATCGGAATATGACTTTATTATCTCCGCAATCGTCTGGTGTTTTGATTTTGCTCATTGTGTTTCCTTTCTTTGGTTAAGATACAATTTCCGAGAATTCAACGAATCCAACTCTCCGACCCTTCGCATCTTCGAAGTGATCCTTCCGAAGTCTGGTGATCATAAATTTTTCACCATCGGAAGCACGAGCGATCAAGTAGATCGGCTGGCCATAAAAGCCACGATCAACCACAATCATTTCTTCGCAGATCACCTCGACAAAGGTGTCGTTTGATTTCATATAGTATCGTTTCCCAACCTCGAGGAGATTGGCCGTCAGTTGTGTGTTGCTTTTCATAAGGTCAAAACTAAAGCGGGTTGCCTATAAGCACAACACTTTTTTTCCATTAAAAACATGGTAGTAGTTTAACTAATGGATGACGCAGCGGACTCCACCGCACCTATCGAAAAGGCAAAGAATGGGCGAGAGATTTTCACCAAAGAATTGGCCGAAGAAATCATTTCGGCGTGCGGGTCTGGTTTTACTTTGGAAAAGGCTGGTGCTTTGGTTGGAGTCAATCCTTCCACGATTAAAACTTGGGCAAGCCGTAAGCCAGATTTTGCAAGGCGTGTAGAGTCCGCCAGAAAAAAGCACGAGCTTTCCCTACTGCGAGACATAGAATTGGCAGGACAGAAAAGTTGGCAAGCAAAGGCATGGATGAGCGAGCGAGTCTACGGATATGCGCAACCCTCTGCCCGTCTGCAAGTTAGCCAAGATGTCACTCACGGCATCAGCGGAAACTTGGCCTCTTTACTCGCGGGCATCGCGGGCAGAAAGAAAATCACATCGACTCCAGAAAAGCGACAAATCGAAAGCGGTCATAACTATATTGATGTTCAACCAGTTGCTACAAAACCAGAAAACCATTTGTCGAATAATAAGTATTGTATCAACAAGAGCAACATTGTTGAGCAACAACAAGATGCACTACCAAAAACTCCTAAACCTCGTCACAAGCGAATGAAACTTCGCAAACCTAGAGCAGAGTCCTTGGCCAAGTATCCGCCCACCACCACGCCCCCCGCCACGCCCCCAGCCCCCATTTAATTCGCATAACCCCCCCCAAATTATTGTGGCTCAAAACAAAAAGAGGTCTTAACTCACACTAATGCCAAAGCCTCCCAAACGTAGCCAGGACGAGATCCTTGAAGACCTATCTAAACCAGCCGCATTCGCAGCTAACGTGTTGGGAATCAATCTGTATGATTGGCAAAGGAAGGTGTTGCGTGATTTGGAGGCAAAGGACTGTCGCGTAGCCTTGCGTGCAGCCAACGGCTCCGGCAAGACCAGCACCGTCATTTCAGCGATTCTGATATGGCACGCACTCGTTTTCCCGCGCTCAATTGCCGTAACCACCGCAGGAGTTTTCCGTCAAGTCGAAAGCCAACTCTGGCCTAGCCTGCGCAATCACATTGCCAAGCTTGGTGGAGCTTGGGAGGTCACATCTGGCGAGATCCGCTACCTCCATCCCAACGGCAACACATCACGCATTATAGGCTACTCAGCCACCGACCCTGGCAGAGCTGAAGGCTGGCACGCAGAAGACCACGAATACCATCCGTTGCTGATGGTGGTGGATGAAGCCAAGACCGTTGCCGACCCGCTGTTTGAGGCCATCAGCCGATGTCAACCAACCCGCTTGCTAATTGCATCCAGCCCAGGCGGGACTAGCGGAGCGTTCTATCGAGCGTTTACCAAGGAAGCCAATATGTGGTCGAAGCACGCAGTCACAGCGTTTGACTGCCCACACATAACGCAGAACCAGATTGATGAAGTAATCCAGCGTTACGGCGAGAAGCATCCGCTGACTCGCTCTATGATCTACGGCGAGTTTGTGGACATAGGCGCGGAGAGCCTTGTGGTCAGCTTGACCCAGCTCCAGAACTGCCACAACAGCCCACCCGACTTCAAGCCAGGGGAAAGGAAGGCAGGCGTTGACTTTGCGGCTGGCGGTGATCAGAACGTGCTTTGCGTAAGCGACGGCAACAAGATCCTCCCCATCATTGCATGGCGCGAAAGGGATACGATGGCAGCGGTTGGCAGATTCATTGTGGAGTTTAAGAAGGCTGGGCTAAAGCCAGAGAACATCTACGCTGACGCAAGCGGTCTTGGGATGCCTATGTGCGATGCTTTGGCTGAAGCTGGATGGGAAGTCAATAGGGTCAACTTCGGGTCAGCAGCATTTGACACCGATGCCTATACCAACAGAGCAGCCGAGATGTGGTACAACATGGCCAAGAAGATTGAAAGTTCCGACATCATACTGCCGGAGGACGAGGACTTGACGGCACAGTTGACTTGCAGGCGAACTATCACCAACAGCAAGGGCAAGCTTGGCGTGGAATCTAAGGACTCAATGCGTGCTAGGGGCTTGGCATCGCCAGACAGAGCCGATGCGTTGGCATTGTGCCTAAGTGGTGGTAATGTAGGCTTGGACTTGACTTTCCCTGTGGAACGTCCAAGCTGGAGACTTCTCAGCCAGATGATGGAACAAAACGATCCGGTCATGGCTGGGTTTGACGCAGGAGGATAAAACTATGAACATCTGGAATTGGATTACAGCAAACTGGCAAGAGATCGTAGCCGCTGTTGGTGGCATCGTTCTTGCCGCGCGTATTATTGTTAAACTAACCCCGACCCCAGCGGATGACTCGTTCTTGGAAAAGATCGTGAACTTCCTCAAGACAGTCGGACTGAATATTAAATAAGTCCATTTGTGCTGCGTGCAATCCTTGAGATCATCGCAGCCGTGTTTCGCATCATCCCAGGTTGGAAGCAGAAGCGAACACAAAACATCGAAGGCGAGTGGCGGGATAACCGCAATGCTATTGAGCGTGATTTGCGTGGCGAGTCTTGGTGGGTGCGCAACAACGACACCAGTAACCCACACGACAGGGATAGTTGAGGAGCTGATGAAAGATCCTACCTATACCGAAATCCGCCGTGGTACTCCTGGTACTCGCGAGTGGGCAAGGAAGGCATTGAATGCCGTCAACGATCTTTCATACGAATTAAAAGTGGAGCGTAACAAATGAAGAATCTCGAAGCACGCGAAGGTTATCATATGCGGATCATTGACTGCTTGAACCAGCGTGAGACTTGGGAGAATCGTCAACGGCTGTTCTATCAAGCTCGCTACTTCGGTGTGCGTCGCAAGATGAAGCCTTGGCCTTCTGCTGCTGACCTTCACGTCCAGTTGATTGACGGAGCAATTGAGAAGCTAAAGCCTTCTTTCGTTAACAGCGCAATCGGCAACGACATCCTTTCCAGCTTTGTACCGATGCGCCAGCAATTGACCCCGCTGACCGTATCTGCCGAGCGTTGGTTTGACTACAAGATGCGCGAGCAGTCCAACTTCCAGAAAGAGATTGTTTCAGTTATTGACAACTTATTGTTGTATGGCCGTGGCGTATCCAAGGTTCTTTGGAATGAGGACAAGAAGCAGATCAGCTTTGAAGCGATTGATCCTTTCCACCTAGTCGTGCCAGCGTACAGCAAGAGCATGGCAGAGGCTGACTTCATCGTTCACATCATTCTTGTTTCGGTTGATTCCTACAAATCCAATCCGATGTACAAGCAGGATAAGGATTTTGTTTCCAAGATCAGCGGTAAGGTCAATCAGTCCGTTGGTCTGCGTAGCGAGATTCAAGACGAGATCTATCGTCGTGAAGGCATTACGCAGGAATCCGGCAACGACACGATTATCTTGTGGGAACTTTACACTCCGTCCGACAAGGGTTGGAAGGTTCAGACCTACAGCCCGCTTGAAGTTGAGACTGATGTTCGCAAACCTTTCTACTTGCCGTATGAACACGGCGAACCTCCCTTCGTAGATTTCCCCTATGAGTTGACAGGGGGCGGTTGGTATAGTCCTCGCGGAGTTGCAGAAATCCTCCTCCCAGGCGAGAACCTATTAAACAAGCTCAAAAACTCCCTCAGCGACTATGTAGAGCTGGCCAACCGACCCGTCTTTGAAGCACAGAATCCGATCTCGCTAAACACAGCGAATCTGAAGATGCAGCCTGGTCAGATCCTTCCACAAGGGTTAAAGCCAGTTCAGTTCAGCCAACCTCCGTTTGATTTCCAGAAGCTGATGCTCGAAGAGCGTATGCTTGCGGAACAGCGGATGGGCAGCCCTGACTTTGGTGCTGGCTCGCAGTTCCAAGTATCGGATCGCAAGACTGCTACTGAGATTGCAGCGGTACAAGCGCAGGCAGCAGCCTCCGGCGACTTGCGCAATCGTATCTTCAGAATGAGCCTAGCTCACTTGTTCCGTCAGTGCTGGTCGTTGTACGTCCAGTACGCGAAGGAAGATTTGATGTATCGGTATGCGGAAGAAACTGGCCAGATGGTTCCAGAGGGAATCCACGACCAGTATGCAATCGAGCCGAAGGGCGGGTTGGACTTTATCAACCGCCAGTTTGCGTTGCAGAAATCTGTGGCGCGGATGCAGATGTTCCAAAATAATCCTTTTATTAACCAGGGCGAACTGGTAAAGTCTGTGCTTGAACAAGATGATCCCTCGCTGGTCCGCAGACTCTTCCAAGATCCAAACGCTGCCTCTGGCGATCAAGCTGAAGATCAAGCGACTGAAATCGCGACTATGCTTGCAACTGGATTCCCAGTCGCCATCAAGCCTAGCGATGATCACAAAGCGCATATATCCGTTCTCTTCGCGTTTAACCAAGCGGCTCAACAGCGGCAACAGCAGGTCGATCAGAGTGCAATGCAAGTTCTGATGGCACACTTACAACAGCACTTGGCTGCCTTGGAGCAGGTTGACCCGAACACATCCCGCGCAATCCAGAAACAACTTCGCGATGCGGCTAAAGCTCAAATGCAACAGCAGGGACAGCAACTACCTCCCGAAGCTATGCAGGCTCAACAAGCTGGTCCGATGGTTGCTTGATAGAGCAGTTTGATACAAGAGATTTGATGGTTGATGCCTTCGTTAAGGAGGGCATGTCTGGTGCGGAAATCGGAGTGTTTGCTGGAGA